GTTGTCTTGAGGACGCTACACGCCACACCCTCAACGGTAGTGCTTCGTCCAAGCCCAAGCCCGCACCACTCGCATCACCGCTTTCCTGATGCCGATGATGTGCGCAACGGAACCGTATTCGGGCCGGGGCAATTTGAACAGCAAGAATACCTGACCGGCACATTGGTAGCCGGTGGCGGGTCTGCGGCTTACCGTGCGGTAGGTTCCGCCGTGGTTAGGAGACTATCCAAATGATTGACGAAAACTCTGCACTTCTAAGTGTTTTCAACATGGAAACAGAAAAATGGGATCGCATCCCAATGAAGGACGCACTTTGTTTGTCAGACACCGAAAACCTTGCAAAAGAGTTTTTTGACAGGCATGAGAAGTGGTTGCCAAACTTTTTGAAGAAAAAGGGCTTCATTGGTATGTATTACGATGAAAACGGCAAAAGATTGTCGCTGAAGTATGGAATTCACTCATTTATTAGGCAAAAATGACCCCCGTAAGCCTTGGTGATTCCGTTTTCCTGCACTTCGGCACGTCATCGACTACGACCGGGGCGGCGACAAACGCCGATTCAACCCCTACTGTCAACGTGGCCGAGGACGGTGTTGCTTTGGGATACGCCCCAACGGTCACGAACATCACGACCGGCCTCTACATGGTGCAGATTGATTGCACTGGTGGAAACGGCTTTGAAGCCGGACGCCGCTACTCCGTCTATGTCGCCGCAACCGTTGGAACGATTGCAGGACGCGATGGGATTGGTGAATTCGAGGTGCTTGCTACCGACCTGAACACAGGGGTTGCAAGCGTAGTCGGTGCCGTAGGTTCCGTGACCGGCGCAGTGGGAAGCGTGACTGGAAATGTAGGCGGAAACGTAGTTGGATCGGTGGGTTCCGTGGTCGGCCTGACAGCCGCAAACCTTGATGTAGCAGTATCGACCCGCCTTGCGACCGCAAGCTACACCGCCCCTATGGATGCCGCCGCAACCCGTGCCGCACTTGGAATGGCCGCAGCAAACTTGGATACCCAGCTAGGCGCACTGCCGACAGCAGCCGAAAACGCTACAGCGGTACTGGATGAAATCATCGAAGCAGCCCTAAGCCTGCGCGCCGCCATGCGCTTGTGCATTGCAGCAATGGGTGGTAAGGCATCTGGGCTTGATACCACGACAGCAATTTACCGCGATAGCGCAGACACAAAGGACAGAATCACAGCTACCGTGGACGCAAACGGCAACCGCACCGCAGTTACTTTGGACTTGACGTGACGTGTTTGGACACAGATTCTTTGGCGCAAGGTACTTCGGGCCTCGATATTGGGGGCCGGGTGTATCCGCGCCAGTCCCACCAGATATTCCAATGGGTGGAGCCGGACACCCAGCGGGCATCTGGTGGGGAGAAAAGCATCACAAGAAGTTCAAAAAAAACCTCGACTGGATTCTTGATCGCGTTGTATCGGAATACTATGGAGAGCTTACAAAGCCTGATGTTCCAAAGGCGGTACAGAAAAAAGCGGCAGCACTCGTCAAGCCATACGCCAAAGATGGTAAGAAAATCCCCGAATCGGTCAATTGGGCCGCTCTGGAGCAGGACGTTAGCAGGGTTGAGCAGATTCTCGAACTTTGGCAAATCCAATATCAACTAGACGCAGAGGATGAAGAATGGATGATGCTACATTGAGTCATTTTGATGGTGAAAAATGGGTAAAGATTACCCAGCGCGAGTGGCTAAAAGGCGTTTACGGAACAGTAGGCTTTCAGACGAGAGAGCAGGCTGAGTCTGCAAAAAGCGCGCTGAAAGAGTTTGGATTTGTTGCATCAAATGTTGATGGAAGCGGTAAGCAGCACCCAATTAGGGGTTATCTGGAGTTTTTTCGTCATGGATGATGATGCACTAAAGTACCTCAACCATTGGGGCTACACGCCGGGGACCGCCGAAGCCGCAGCCGCTTGGAAGCAGAAGCAGGACTTTGACAGCGGCTATCGCGTATTTCACGCGCCGATGGTGTTCGTGCAGCAGGATATCTGTTATGACTCGCCCATCGACGGAAGGCCGATCACCAGCCTGCAAGCGAGACGTGAGGACTTGGCGCGCTCTGAGTGTATCCCATACGATCCCGAAATGAAGAAAGACACCCTGCGCAGACAGGAAGAATCACAGAAGAAGTTGGAAGCAGAAATTGACACCCATGTAGAGCGGGAATTTGCATCAATGGACTCCCGCAAAAAAGAACTCCTGACCGCAGAACTTGAGTCGGGAACTGACATATCCATCGAAAGGAAATGAAATGCCTGACATCAACATCGAAGAATCCGCCGCTGACATCGCTTCTGACCTGTTCAGTAATGACGAACCACGGGTAGATAACGAACAGCCGGTAGATGAACAGGCAAAGCCCGACGAGGGGATGACGCAGCAAGAGGTCATCGAAGCCTTGTCCCCGCCGCAGTCTTGGGCAAAGGACTACCACCAAGATTGGTCAATGATGCCTCGCCGCGCGCAGGAATACTACATGCAGCGCGAGAAGCAGATGCTCGATGGTCTTGACCAATACAAGGAATTCGCAGGGTACGGGAAAAACCTTCGTGAAGCATTCAAACCGTACCAAGAAAGTCTGAAACAGCAGGGCTTGGACGAAGTTAAGGCCGTTCAGTACCTCCTGAATGCCAATTTGAAGCTATCCGACCCCGACGAAGCCAAGAGAACGCAGTATTTCAAGGAATTGGCCGGTCTTTATGGCATCAAACTGGGTGAAAGTGGCCAAAATCAGGGCCAAGCACCTGAAATCGCCCCTTTACTTCAAGAAATTAGTGGTATAAAGTCGGTTTTGCAGACAATCCAACAACGGGAGCGTGAAACCGTTGAAAAGAGTGTCCGCGAGCAGGTTGATGCGTTTGCAGCAGACCCGGCGCACCCGTATTTCGACGATGTTTCAGATGAAATCGTCAAAATGCTGAATGCCGGATACGATCTGAAAACGGCGTATCAAAATGCAGTATGGGCGAATCCTGTAACTCGCCAAAAGGAAATTGAGCGCACTCAGACAGAGGAGCGCCAAAAACTTGAGGAAAAGAAGAAACAGGAGGCCGTAGCAGCAAAGAAAGCAGTAGGCGGTAATGTCAGAAGTCGAGACACCGGAAGGGTTCCGACAGAGCCTTTAGGGTCGATGGAAGATACGATGCGCGAAGTATTGGCGCAAAGACGTGCAACCCATTGAACAACTAAGGAGCTATCATGGCATCCCCCAACACTACCTTTACGGAACTGGTATCGACCACGTTCCGCAAGCACCGGAAGGAGATTAAGGACAACCTCTCCAACCGCAATGCGCTTCTGAAATACATTATGAAGCGCGGCAACTACATCACTGAGGACGGTGGTCTGACCATCGCAACACCTCTTGATTACGCTGCCAACTCGACCTACCAACGCTACTCCGATTGGGATACGCTGAACATTTCCCAGTCTGACGTGATTTCCGCCGCAGAGTACCAATGGCGTCAAATTGCGATCAACGTGGTAGCCTCTGGTCGAGAGCTGCGCATCAACTCTGGCGACAGCCGTATCATCAACCTCGCCAAAGCGCGCATCAAAAATGCATTGCGCACCTTCAACAACAACTTCTCGTCTGACCTCTACTCGGCTGGCTCTCTGACCAACCAAGTGAACGGCCTGCAAGCTCTTGTTGCTGATACCCCGACCAACACGGTTGGCGGCATCGACGCAAGCGCGTGGGCGTTCTGGCAGAACACTGTTGTTGACGCATCGGACTTGTCCGTTACCCCAAGCGCATCCACCATTGAAAACGGCCTCATGCTCCCAGCATGGCTTTCCGTTGACCGTGGCCCGGACGATCAGCCTGACTTGATTGTTTCCTCGAACGATTACTACCAGTTCTTCGAGGGTTCGCAGGTTTCGTTGAAGCGTTACACGGGTGAAAACAGCGTTTCCGGTGGCTTCACGACGCTGAAATACAAGAATGCAGACGTGCTGTTTGACGGTAACTCCGGTATCCCGGCTGCGCACATGTATTTCTTGAACACGAACTACCTGCAATTGGTGGTTCACCGTGACGCCGACATGGAAATCATGGACGAAATGCGTCCGATCAATCAGGATGGCAGCGTAACGCCGATCCTGTGGATGGGCAACCTGACTTGCTCCAATCGCAAACTTCAAGCCGTTATCAAGGCGTAAGGAGAATGACATGTTTGCACCACTCGACTTTGCAGGCCCAACCCCGTTCAATGACTGGTTTGCTCCTGACACTACCCAGCGCCTCCAACTCGGTCTGGAGGTTACTGCCGTTGATCCTTTTTGGGGTCTTGGCAAGTTCCTCTATATCAAGTCGAACGACGCAATCCTGAAGGGTTCGCTCGTAGCATGGAACGGCTCGTATAACGGCGTACTTTTGCCGTCTACTGCCGGTCAGGGCTTCCCCTTCGGTGTTGCGATGGCTCCAATGGCATCCGGCACCTATGGTTGGGTTCAGGTAGCTGGCCGCGTCGTTTACAAGACGAACGCGACCGTTGCTGCTGACACCGCCGTGGCTGTGGCTGCCGCTGGTATTGCCGGAACACTGGCAAACGGTAAGCAATTGCTGAACTGCCGCAACGTGGTAGCCGCAACTGGAACGACCACTGTCACCGCAGGAACCACGAACGGAACTGGCGTACTCACCACTGGTGGCTACGATGGCTTCTTCTTGGGTATGGCGCTGTCAGGCACCGGCATCCCGGCTTCGACCGTGGTTGCCAAGCTCGACCCCGATGGCCGCACCATCTACACCGGCTCTGCTATCGGCACTTTGGGCGATAAAAACTCCACAGCAACTGGCACGATCACGCTGACTGGAACCTACACTGGTTTCGGCTCCGGCATGGTAATGTATCCGTTCGCTCAGGGTCAGATCGTATAAGATCATATTGCGCTATGTTGTCTTGTTCTGGTATGATTCGCTCTGGATTAACTTCTGGAGCGAATCATGTCAGGCAGGGTTCAAAAGGGCTTTGATAGAAGCGGGGAGAAATACGGCAAGTGGTTGGTTTTGGCTAAATCTCCATCTTCTTCGTGGTTTTGTAGGTGTGAATGTGGAAGGGAAAAAGTCGTTTCCGGGTCGTCGCTAATTTCTGGCAAAAGCACTGGATGTGCTTCGTGTCATTCAAAAAAGCATGGCATGGAAGGGACTAGGGTTTACAATATTTGGGCAGGAATGAAGCAGAGATGCCAAAATCCCAAATATCACTGCTACAAGCTGTACGGAGGCAGAGGAATCAAGGTGTGTGACCGATGGCAAAATTTTGAGGATTTTTTTGCAGATATGGGGCAGCCACCAGAAAAAATGTCTCTAGGAAGAATAGATAATGACGGCGATTACGAACCACTCAATTGCCGATGGGAGTCGCAGAAGCAGCAAATAAGAAACAGGTCAAATACCAAGCTGGTTACAATAGACCGAGTAACATTGTCTTTGGCCGAATTTGCTGAGTTGCAAGGCGTTCCATACCGGATAATGAAGCAGCGCATTCGAAATGGGATTGATTTAAAACTTCCATATAGGAGCAGAAAATAATGTCCATTGTCGGTGAAATCATTGACCGCAAAGAGAAACCATCGCTCGTTCGTTTTGAGCGCGTGCCCATTGAGGACAAAGCAGCAAGCCTCAAAGAGGGTCGCTATGTTGCAAGGGACGTAGACTACGCCCTAGTAACCGCCCCATACTCGAAGGATGTATGGAAGGCGAAGGTCACAGATTGGTTCACCAACTTGGAACATGAACTCCGCAATGAGCGTATCCCGAAAGAGTGGTACGAGCATTACAAGAAGTCCTATGACGCATGGAAGAACGGGCAGGAACTTCCGTTGTCAGGAACCCCGATCCGTGGTTGGGGCGTTATCTCTCCGGCTAAGCAAGAGGAATTGATTCGTCAGAACATACTGACCGTTGAGCTTTTGGCCGACATCAACGATGAAGGCACCCGTCGCATTGGAATGGGCGCGATGGATTTGAAGATCAAGGCAAAAGCATGGTTGTCGCAACTTGGCGACAAAGGGCCGGCCACCTTGGAAATCTCTCGCCTGACCGCTGAAAATGGCGTATTGAAATCGCAAGTTGACACATTGGCCGCGCAGGTTGAAAAACTCTCCAACCTTGTGCAAATGAAGGTTGTTGCCGCTCCGCAGCAAGAAGAAATCTCAGCAACCGACCTTCTTGAAGATGACATTGTTGAGCAATACACAAAGAAATTCGGGAAGAAACCCCATCACCTGATGAAGCCAGATACCATTCGGGAAAAGCTGGCTGCGTAGGAGCTCATTGTGGCATTACTGGCTGCTGTTCAATACTTTTGTGGCAGGAACGGCATTCCGGTTCCATCGTCCGTTATCAGCACATCAAACGCCGAGGTATTGCAGGTTCTTCGCCTCTTTGAAGAAGAGGGTAACGACCTAGCGTTGCGCGGAATGTGGAACGTGCTAACGGTTGAGGCGTCATTGACGACCGTGGCAACAGAAAGTCAGGGAGTCCTGACGACCTTGATGCCTCGCTCATATCGCTATATCGTTCAAGACACGATCTGGGATAGAACGCGCAAGCAGCCAATCTACCCAATAAATAACGACGATTGGCAGGCTCTAAAAGGCACCGTATCAGCCGCCCCACCGTATCGTTATCGCTTCCGCGATGGCGAAATGCTAGTGACCCCAACGCCAAGCGCAGGATTGTCTTGGTATTGGGAATACATGTCTGCGGCTTGGATCAAAAATGGCTCGAATTACGTCAAGTATTTCGTTGCCGACACCGACACCATGCTGCTGCCGGAAGAACTCATCATTATGGGTGTCCGATGGCGCTGGAAGAAAGAAAACGGCCTTGATTATGCCGAGGATTTTTCGACCTATGAGGATCAGGTAAAGCAAATGCTCTCACAAGAGCAGCCTCGCAAGCATTTATACATGAACCCGGACAACTCTAACATGCCGGGAATTTATGTCGCAGCCGGAAGTTGGATCACCCCATGAGGTCGCCAAGGCTAAAAAAGGGCAATCAAACAAGGGTCTCTAGGTCAAAAACATACGTCGCACCTGTTGGCGGATGGAACACTAGAGACCCTGATTTCCTTCTGCCTGAAACCGATAGTCCAACGATGGTTAATTGGTATCCGCGCCCAAGCTACTTGGAGAAGCGCGGCGGTACGGTTGCCCACGCAACCGGAATGACAGGAACAGTTCAGACCCTAGCTACATACTCTTACCTCACCGGTACGGAGGTTATGTTCGGATGCACCGCAAGCGGCATCTATGATGTTACCTCAAGTGGCGCAGTGGGTGCCGCAGTCCTAGCTAGAACCGTGGCAAAGCACCAATGGACAATGTTCGGAGACGGCACGAACAATTGGCTTTGCATGTTCAATGGGACTGACAAACCAGCGTTCTACAACGGAACAACCTGGACTGCGGTTGATGGCGTTTCTGTCCCCGCCATTACAGGTGTAACGACGACAAATTTGATTAGTGGGATGTCGTACCAAGGAAGGCTTTTCCTCCTTGAGGCAAATACCTTGAAATTCTGGTATTTGCCAGCCGGTGTAGTTGGAGGAGCGGCTGTGGCTTTTGACCTCACTGCTCAGGCGTCAAAGGGTGGTTATTTATCCGAGGCTCTGCCGTTTACCTATGACGGTGGCTCTGGATTGGATGATTGCGCAATTTTCTTGACGAGTATGGGCGAGGCAATCGTTTACAAGGGAACCGATCCAGCTACCGCGGCAAATTGGGTAAAGCTGGGAACCTACTATGTTGGAAAGCCCGCCAGCAGGAAAAGTATGTGCAAGGTTGGCGGGGATGTTTTCATCCTCACCGAGTCTGGTGTTGTTCGTATGTCGTCAGCAATGAACGGGATTACAACATCTGACCAGTTCTACGTTTCAGACAAAATAAGAAGCACTTTAAGCGCATCAGTTTCTGCCGCTTTGGGGTCAAATTTTGAAATTTTCCCGTACCTAAAGGAAAATGCGCTTATCATAAATCAGCCAAACGCCCAACAGTTTGTGATGAACATTAGCACCGGGGCGTGGTGTCTTTTTGACTGGTCGGCAGAGTGCTTTGGGGTTTTGTACTCCCAACTTTATTTTGGCAAAAGCACCTATACGAGAAAGGCATGGTTTGGCACTTCTGACGCCGATTCGTTTGGAAATACGATCAATGCCTATGTCAGAACTGCAAATTTCACGCTTGGCTCGCAAAACATCAAAAAATTCAAGTTTGGCAGCATCAATTACCAAGCGCAAGCGACCATCACAATACAGGGTATTGGATACCTTGATGGCATTGTTCAAAATGAGAGTATTACGCAAGATATGGCGACATTTTCATCTGGTCAGTCTAACAAGATATTCACGCTTTCGTTCGGAACTGGAACATATTTTGGTATTTATGTAAATGACGGAACGGCCACATCAACCAGCAAATTCTATTCAATTCGCTTCGTTTTTGAGGATGGCGGATTGATTTGACAAATAGCGGAAGTTTGGCGCAGAATTAGCCAAGTCTAGGCCGACAGCCGCTAATTAAGGGATAACTGTGGGCAAAGACTTCAAACTAGAAGAGGTACTAAAAGGCGAACGGGATGCAATATCCTTGTGTGAGAGCCTTTTGTACTTGTCCCATGTATGGGACGATCTGATTGACGGCGACCCCACCGATAGCAATCAGGTCAACACCGCATTCCGCTCAGCCCTTGTGAATGTGCCGAGGAATCCGTTTTACCAGCGGAATTTTCACGCGCTCCAACAGGAATTGGAGCGCGCTATCTACAACTGGATGGACGCCAATATCCTCGAAAAAGAGAAGAAACTGGCGGCTTCTTACGTTCTTCGTTGCTCATTTGACAACTTCATCATCAAGTGCGCCGAGATCATTGGCGGTCACGATTGGGCTAGAAATGTCTCAATCACAATGCGCCGCGAGATTTACAACGACTTTGAAGATTATGTGAGGGAACATCATGGGATGGCTTAGTGCCCCTTCGCCGCCACCGGCTCCTGATTATGCTGGGGCAGCGGCCGCTCAGGGCGCGGCAAACGTAGACGCAGCCCGCACTCAGGGCCGGATCAACAACCCGAACGTGGTAAGCCCGTATGGGACGCAAACGACCACTTGGAACGGCGATACGCCCACGCTAACGCAGACTTTTTCTCCTGAACAGCAGGCGCTATACAACCAAAATAACCAACTTCAGCAGGCTTTGGGCACCTTGGGTTTGAGGGGCGCTGGATCGCTTGGACAGGTGATTGGTCAAAACCTTGATCTTTCTGGCCTTCCGCAAGCGCCCGACTCAAGCGGAACCCGTCAAAGCGTTATAGACGCCATGATGTCGCGCTCGAATACCGACATTGGCAACCGTGAAAAGACGCGCCGCGCTGAACTAATCGCAGCCGGAATACCGACGAATTCCGAGGCATTTGGCAAGGAAATGGACACCTTCGAGCGATCCAGAAACGACGCGCGGAATCAAGCCGAACTTTCTGCTGGAAGCGAGGCGCAGCGTCAGTTTGGAATGGGAACAGAGTCGCGCAGAAACGCATTGGCAGAGCTTCTTGCAAGTCGCCAAACCCCGCTGAATGAGATTGCAGCCTTGATGTCAGGAAGTCAGGTCAGCAACCCATTCTCAATGCCGGGGTACGCGCAGAACTCACAAGTGGCCCCAGCCCCAACTTTTGCCGGAGCGCAAGCGCAGGGCGCGTGGAATCAGAATGCTTACAATCAGCAAGTCGGGAACCAAAACAACCTGATGAGCGGACTTTTCAGTTTGGGAAGCTCGTTTTTGGGCAGGCCATCTGACATTCGTCTGAAATCCAACATCAAGCCACTAGGCAAGCGCGGGGCGTACAACTGGTACGAATACGACATTGAAGGCCGTAGAGAGCAGGGTGTTATGGCCCAAGAGGTACTGAAAATCAAGCCAGAAGCGGTGTTGGTCATGGATAACGGCTACTACGCCGTAGATTACGGGAGACTGTGATGCCATACAGACCATTTCAATTGGGCGGGTTCTTTGGTTCTCCAGCGCCAGTACAACAACCGGAACAGCAGAATCCGCAGCCCCAAAATCAGACAACCCCTCAATCGCCCCCAAATGCTGGATATTCGACCATTGGAACGCCTACTCCTACAGCGCAAACGGAGTTCTCAGGATTTAATGCGCCCAGCGGGATTTTCAAGTTTGGCGGGGAACAATCATTTAAGCCAATCATTCAGGACACGCAGCCACAAAGCCCAAAGTATCGCGTCAACGAAGCCATGATGCGCTCGCCCTACTACAACCCGTACTTTAGTTCCTTCCAATGAACGACGATCTCTACGGACTCCAAGCGTCAGGAATCGACCCGGCTATTGCGGCCAAGATGATTCCATTGCAGCGCCAACAGGCGATTGCAGAGGCTTTGCTCAAACAGTCCATGCAGCCTATCAATGTTCCACAGGGAACAAAGATTCACCCATTGCAGGGTGTTGCACAGATGGTGCAGGCATACATGGCCCGCAGGGGCTTGGAAGGCGCTGACGCCGAGCGCGGGAAACTCTCAGCAGAAAACGCGGAAATGGCTAAAACCGCGATGGGCGACTATGAGCGCGTCAAGGGCGGATTCTCCACTCCGCCAATCGTTCAAAACGACGATGAAGGCAACCAGATGCCAATGGTTCAAACCAAGGGCGACCCGCGCGCGGCTGTTGCTATGGCGATGTCAAATCCATTGTTGGCTAAGAATGCTTTGGTTTCTGCGGACATTGCCAACATGCGAAAGGCCGCTGAACCGTACAGCCTGCGCGAAGGCGAGAAAAGGTTTGCTGAAGGCCAAGTTGTTGCCGAAAACAAGAAAACAACCGCTCCGCTCGTCAAGGAGATTGGCTTGGATGGCAACAAAGTTCAGACAATGGTTAGTAAGGATGGTGGGGCAACTTGGGTTCCTCAAGGTGCACCTACGGATAAGTTCAACCCGCGCGCAGGGGTGACGGTAAACAATCAAATGCCAGCCGCAGAAAAGGCTGCTGCCGTCGAAATGGCGAAATTAGACGCCAAGACGACCAATGAGTTGCGCGAAGCTGGGATTGCCGCTGGCAGTACGCTGAACGTACTTGATCGCATGGAGAAGTCCGTAACAAGCGACAAGGTTGCAAACGGCTTGACTGCTGACGTTGTTTCGGGGCTTCAAAATATAGCCGTAACCCTTGGCGACAAGTCGTTGGCATCGAAGGCGGCTGCGAATGAGCAATACATCGCAGACGTTGCTGAGTTGGTTCGCGGAAAGATCAAGGCGCTTGGCTCTGGAACGGCGATTTCCAATACCGACTTGCTGTTTACTCAACGCTCGATGCCAGAACTCCTCAAGACGCGCGAAGGAAAATTGGAGATTATTCGGGCAATGCGTAGCGACCTTCAATACTTGTCAAAACGCGGCAGGGATGCAGAGGCTCATTTCAGAAAAAACAAGGGTTCGCTTGAGGGCTTTGATGCTGCACCAAAGTCCGGTTGGGCGATTGTTGATTGATGCAAAAAAAAGTCAAAGCCCCGGACGGAACTATTATCACGGTTGAAGCCCCTGAGGGCGCGACCGACGAGGAGGTGTTGGCCTACGCCCAGCAAAACTACCGCAAAAAAGAGCCGCCCAAGCCTGAGACAATTAACCCGGCAGAGGGCATAGGCGGATGGGAAGCTGGTCTCATCGGCGCTGGGCGTTCGTCTGACAAGATTCTGCAAGGCGTTAGACAGCTTTGGAATAAGGGGTTGGCAGAGCTTGGCGACGAGGGGGCCAAGAAAACCCTTGAAACCATGGCTACCGCCGAGGCTGAAAAGGATGCCGCATACAAGCACCTGAAAGATGCTCGCCCATACTCGACGATGATTGGCGAGGCCGTACCACCGTTGACTATTTCAGGGCGCGCAGGTATCCCAACCCAAATGATGCTTGCCGGTGGTATGGGTGCGCTGAAATACGGCGACGGAGCAGATCGAATCAAGGAGGGCGCTCTTGAGGCGGCGGGGACAGGGCTTGGAGCAATTCTTGGAAAGTTTGTCGGGAACCTTGTAAATCCAGTTCACAAAAATGTGATGAATGAAACCCGTCATGCAGCAATTGAGGGGATGACCCAGCACGGGCTAAAGCCACGCCTTTCGCAGGTTACCGGATCGCCTACTGTAAACGCTCTTGAGAGATTTGCCTCAAATAATCCGGGCGGCAGAGAGGTGATGCGCGCTCACGAAGCCGCAAACGAGGTGATTTTCAACAAGACAGCAGCAAAGTCCATTGGTCAAGACGCATCCGAGATTTCAGAAGCAGTTTTGAAGAAGGCCCATGACGATCTTGGTATGGCTTTCGAGGCAGTTAAAAATCTGCCCGGAAAGCCGATTGCCATTGACTCAAACGTGAAAAAGGTTGCAGACGCAATCATTTCCGAGCAATCAAAACTACTCCCGAAGCAGCGGAATGTTGAACTTATGAGCCTTGCACAAGAGGCATCCAAACTCAGTCGCTTGAATGCAAAAATTGATGGTGAAGCATATCAGCTTCAACGCTCCGCACTATCTGATGCGGTGCAGGCGAACGAAGGCATGGTGGCGCGCCAATACAGCAGGTTGCTAGGCGCGCTCGATGACGCCGCCGATTCCTCTTTGAGCAAAATCGGCAGAAAAGATGTTGCCAGTGCGCTCAAAGACGCGCGTCCAAAATACGCAAACCTGAAAACACTTGAGGAGTCAGGTGTAGTTAAGGGTGGCGACGTGAACCCATTCAAGATGTCCAACAAGATGCCGCGCAACGAATTGAAGGACGTTGCAAATTTTGGCGATTCGTTCAAGCCATTGCCGAGCGAGTTCCCAAACAACAACATTTTTGACGCCGTGATGGGAACAGCCGCAGCGCCAATTGCATACGCAGCGGCCAAGGGTGCAACAAACCCGCTATTGGTTGGTTACGCAAAAAACATAGGCGGGACGCTTCCTGCCGAGGTTGCGGCAGAGGCTTCAAATCGCTCTGTCAGAAGCATTATCGACGCAATCATTCAGCGCCGCATGGAAGATTTGAGAACACAAGGAGAACAAAGATGAGAGACGGAAGCTGTTTTGGAAGCCCGATGACGGGCAAATCACAGAACGTGGCGTACACCGGAACTGCCGGAACGATCACCAACGCTATGCCACCTAACACCGTAGCCGTGAGGATTTGGACTACGACCGATGCCTATGTACAAATCGGTTCAAGCCCAACCGCAACGACAGCCGATATGCCTATGGTTGCCGGTGTTCCTGAGACGTTTGCCGCTGGAAATGGTGACAAGGTAAGCGCAATTCAGATTAGCGCAGGCGGAACTCTCTACGTCACCCCGCTAGTATGATCGTCAATTTCGGCCTTAGGAAAAGCCTTGGATCGGTGGGATACCCCACCTTCTGGGCACCTTTCACCGACTCTGGAAGTGGTGTTCTAAACACGACCCTATCCCGTGGAACGGGAAGCATTACCGTTAC